CTCCTAGTTATACGAATCTGAATCGTTGTGTACGGCAGTACACATTAGAGTTCCTTTACTCTACGATCAGCTCTGGTGAAACGGTCCGCTGCGATTTCCCTTATCGCATAGGGTATACGCTCGATCAACAGCGTATCCATTCTGTCTGAACCTCTTCAGCACAGAATCCCAAGCCCACAAAATCAGTCACGCTAAATGGATTCTTTAGGGCAGAATCCAATCGATGGACGGAACTATATTCAAATATTAGTTCGCCATGTTCCATCTTTAGTGATTGATCATTAAACAGTCGAAGAAGACCAAGCTCTTTATGAACATTGGAAGTAACGATGGAGGAATGTAATTTTTCATACATTTCATTTGAGAACAAATGGCGGTGTTTCCACACTCCAAAATGTCTCAACATCTCTTCGTTATGACTCCAATAGAGCTTCATAGCATCTTCTTTGACCGTCTCTGGGAGACCTTTGACTAATTTATTTACAATAGTCGGAGCAACTTTGAGACGACCCAACAAGGAGTCCTCACTGACGATTCCTTTATGACCGGAAACTCCCACTCTTTGGACAGTAAGATCTTTAGAACAATCGTTCTTGGCCCTATTTGTAATCAGGCCAAAATTCACATAAGGAATGTGAATAAGATCTTTCAGACAAGGTTTCAAGTAATTTCTACTTGCCTCATCTTTTTCCAAATAAGTATCAATTCTATAAAGTTCAGAATTGACTTGGAGAAAACGATCATTGCAAAAGTTCTTGCCCATGGAAGGCTCAAAACCAAAGTCCTTAATTCTATTCATCCAAATGTTATAGAATCGGTCCTCTGGTGATCTGAATAGGATATCATCCCCGTTAATCAAAACCGGGTATTCCTTATTAACTTCAGACCAAGAAATGGTTGTTCCCAACCATTCCTCAATAGCAGTCCAGTAGGCAATTGCATTTGCCACGCAAAGTATCACAAAGGATACTACATGACCCATCAACTGGCCCCAACTCTGACGAAAGTTCTTTAAAACGAACTTAAAATGTTCCAAATGAGGGAATTCTTTATAATTAGGAAGCATAGTATCTTCCTGTAAGATATCCATTCTTGTAAGAGAATTTTGTAAATTCTCATAAAGTCTGGTATCATACTTTATAAGTTTATCCCCCATGGACTTCACAATTGATCTTGTGACGTCAGGGTTGAGATTATCAGTTGCGGCAGAGTAATCCCCTGATACCATCTTTGAATAGACATCCCATCTTTCAAAGAATCGGTATAAGTGATCTTTACGCAAAGGCTCACCAATGAGCTCAAAAGCTCCTCCCTTCCTGTAAAGGAAGTTCCAGAGAGAGACCTGAAGCTTGTGCATGCGAGTATGTAAACCAACAGAAGGTTTCGTGATCATACGAACTTTCATTGGCTCTAATATACAAGCAGGCACTGCTTCTAGACAGGTCTTAAAATGATCATCAGAAATCTCTCGATTTCGAATGACTGAGTCTGGGAACAAGGATAGGATATCCTGGGTATGCACATATCCAATTTGATAGACGGGGCGTACACTATAGCCCCACCGAATCATCGGCTTCTTATGAAGGAATTCATAATGAGCAATATCCTTCGGCCATCTCTGAGATCCAGAGTATGGAGTCTTATCAAATGCAAATCCTATTATCTCAGGAGAGAGCATACAACTGATACCAGAAGTATATCTTCCTTCACAATCAACATAGGGGAGTTTGGCACCGTAGAGACTATCTCTTACGTAGCCAATACTACCACCTTTACCATAGGGAACTTGGTAAGTTGAATGTGAGGACTGGTTATCAGTGTCCTCCCAAGAACCATTAATCACCTCGGGATCCCAATCTGCTAAGATTTGGGAAGCCTTTTCTTGGATGTCATCTAACTGATCGGCATCTAAGCGGCTCACTGTCTTAGTTAAGCACAATCGATGCTTATCTAAGGCAATTTGAACCAACCAGGGATCAACTGGTAAAAGGCCTTTCTTAAAACCCATAAAAACGGTGTTAATTAGGACTTGTGGAACCGTTCTTCTTCGGTTACTATCATTGCTAAGGCACTGTACAGCAACCCGGAGCCGCCTTGGAAATAGGTCCATTCCAAAGTGTGTACGAATCGACCCCTCAGGCGGAAGCTCTCGCCAAAATTTAGTAAAAACTAAATTGGCTGAATACTTCAACTGAGGAATCACCGCCCCAAAGAGAGTGAGAACGAAATATTTCTCACGCTCATCATACATCTCTTCTTCCGTCAGATCAACATGGAAGAGTGAAGACAATTCTTGGATACGTCGGGCAAAGTCATCAGCGTATCTCTGACAACTTTCGACATACCGTCGAGTATCGAACTCAGGACTCATTAAAGGAGTCCAATACTCGACAAGATCGAAGTAACGAAAAGAATTAGGAAAGACTTGGCCTCTTAAGGCTAATACGTCTAGCATCTTACCCTGTAGACATTGGATTGACTCTCCATTGTCCGCAAGATAAGTCCTCCTCATCCTTTCCGGGAAACCTCCAGAACTAGCTGCTTGGTGTAATTTTACCATCAAGAGTGCTGCAAAGCTATTCATTGTTAAATATAAGATGAATTTGTTTTGTGTTCT